CTTCGGGTGTGCCTTCCGGTTCCATGCCCTGTTCGTAGGGACCACTCGGGCGACGATTGCGGTATGCATCCAGCGCCGCACCACCCAAAGCCACACCTGCACCAAGCAAGCCAGCAAGGCCGGGAGCGCGCATGCCAGAACCACTCGGCGTCACTGGACGAACAGCTTGGCGCATCGACTCCGCAGGGGAGCGGGGCGGTGTACCCGGTGCAACAGGACGCACAGCATCACGCATCGAGGGGGACGCAGGCTGACGCTGGGTAGGTTCGGCACCCATCCGACGCATGTCGTCGGCAGTTAGCTGGCCACGTTGGGCACGTTCGCTAAAGCGTTCGATGTCAGACCGACCACCCATGCGGCGCATGTCTTCTGGGGTCAGGGTGCCTTGGCGCATACGCTCGTTGAAGCGTTCGATCTCGGCGCGGGTCTCAGCTTGAGCGCGGTTAGTGGCGCGGCGCTCGTTCAGGCGTTGAATGTTTTGACGGCGCCGCTCAGCAGCGGTCATCTCAACATTGCCCCCCTCTTGGAACTTTACTTTACGCATCATTTTTTATTTCCTTTCTTGGACGTCACTTTACCGCCTTTCTTGAAAGCCATTCCAAGGTCGCGGGCAATGTTTTGTTCAGTAGTATTGCGGGGCTTCTTGCCCCCTAGCAGGTGCCGCACTGAAGCAGCTTGGCTAGTCGTTTCAGCATAAGCGTCGGGATCGCGGGTCCACTGCATGCGCGGGGTTGTCCGCTTGAACTTGGGGAACTGGTCTTCGACTTGGCCCGTCTGGTTGGGCAGGGGCAAGAACTCAGGCGTGCGACGACGGGGTTGCGTTTCCTGAGAAGATGTGTTACTACCAGAACTCGCTGACCGAGTTGATTCGGAGGAGGTTGAAGAAGATGACGGGCTACCAGCTATGAGACCGCCCACTTCAAACTTTTTAGGCTTCCCGGCTTGACGCAGCGAGATAGCTACGGCCTGCTTGACAGCAGCCTTCTTGTTGGCGGGCTTTGAGGTGCCAATGCGCCCTGACTTCTGGTAGTCGTCGACCAGGGTCTGGATGTTGGCGCTGATGGTCTTTTGGGACTTGCCCTTCTTGAGTGGCATGGTGGTTCCTCTAATTGAGAAGCAAGCACTCGGCCTGCCTCCGACGCACAAGACCCGGCAACACACGGCCACCGCCTTTGGTCCACTTCATGAGTTCATCTTGGGCGCCTTCCCAATCCTGCTCATCAATGCGGCGACGCAGTGTGCTGGAACGGTAACGAGGGACACCCAGATTGTAGGCGAAGTCAGTGATGGCACCGAGTACCTTGGGGTTGGCGGCTAGATGAGGAGAGGCACGCAGCACACCAGCCATGTAAGTAGAAACCAGTTCGCCGACTAGCCATTCTTCGGCGGTCTCTTTGGTGATGGGTGGATCATCCATTGTGACCTTGGTGCCGTCGGGCTTGTTGACTGTGCCGTAGCCAATGGTCGGGTAGCCTGCTGGACAGATGTAAGGCGTAAGCCGGAGACCTTCGAAGGTCCGACACAATTGGGCAGCTACCTCGGTGGCTTCAGCGATTGCGCTCATAGACGCGACCCACAAACCAGAAGCTGATGACCATGTTGAAGACGGCTAGGTCCTCGGAGTTCCACATATTGACCAGCACATCTTTCCAGTCACCGCCCTGCTGAATAGCAATCATGTAGGCAGCGATCTTGACGGCAGCATATAGACCCAAGAAAGCATAGGTGACAGTAGGCCGGACCAGCGCAGAGAACGCAGCCACAAACTTACCAGCAGCCTTGGAGGTGGACGACTGTTCCTTAAAGGCTTCAGCCATTGTGTCCATTTCGGCCATGGTCATAGTGGCTTCGGTCTGACGCATAGCTATTTCGCCACGGACCCGAGCAAATTCCATCTCAGCGTTGAGCATTGCCAATTCATGACGGCGCTCGTTGCCCTTGTCGAACATCTTGAAGACTTCTGGTGCAAGCCGGAGAACGCCCCCGAATACACCGCCAAGTAAAGTCTCGATCACTCTAGCTCTCCAATACGAAAGTCAAATTCTGGTGGCGCGGATAGGTCACGGTGCGCTCGCCTTCTGGGCACTTATAGGTGATGGTGGCCAACAGGGTAGCTCGACCGGGTGCAATGGTTTCTTTGTCAGCAATATCAAGCAGATAGGTGAACGTGTCGATCTCGGGTCCGGCTGGTCCAGTGAAGCGTGTCATGCTGGGGGTGGCTTCGTGGATGACGCTGGCACTGTCGCGGATCGTAACCTTGAAGTCTTGGACGGAGCAGTCATCGCGCTTCTTGATGCGGGCCACAGTCACAGCCACCGGGCTACCGATCTTGGTATCTGCAATGCGGAAATGCTCGGGCGCCCAGACCACGATATCGTTAGTGAAGAAGCCAAATTTTTCACCTGCCGTGTAGCCACCCACCGCCAAAGCAAATGCAGCCGTAAAGAACTGGACAACTGGCGTAAGCTTAGGCAGTTCCATGGCACGACCTCAACGACCCTCTTTCCGGCGGTATATCAAATAGACTTGAGCAAACTCCAGCAATCTAGGATCGTCTTTAAACTTACCGAGACCCATGTTACATTCGTTACATAACACTCCGCGTACCTTGTTGGTTTCATGACAATGGTCAATAACTAATTTTGAGGTAGTCGTGTTACAGATGTCACATTGCTCGGAGTTTAGCAACTGTTTAATTGTCGCGTCGTCACACCCCATTGAACGATAACGACCCCGTCTAATCTCTGATCTATAATTACCGCGACACGAGCGACACCAGCTGTCCAGGCCGTTCTTCTTTTTGTTGTGCAAGGGGAAGTATACTGGGGTAGCTTCCTTCTCGACCTTGCACTTGGTGCAGGCTAACAGTTCCATGCTTTTCTCGCCAAGCGTAGACGGCTCTTAGGATTCTTGGCTGCCTTGGGCCACATCTTCATCTGGCCTGCCGACCGGGCACAGAAGGAGTCACGACGGGGGCCACCCTCTGGTTGAGGAGGCTTGAGGCCGGGCTTGCCGGGGTTCGCTCGGTTGTAAGAGGCACGGCCTTTAGCATTGAGCCCACCCTTGGGGTCTTTGCCTTCGGCCCGTTGCCATGCTGGGGACTTGGCCATGCCCCATTATACTACAGATGGTTCAATCTTTCAAGACTGATAGACTCTACATCGAACTCGCCGGGCGCATAGAAATGCAGCAAGTGGACGCCATTCCACCACAGTTTCTTGGCGGCCTTGGCGTAGGCGAACTCACCCTTGGGGTCCACAAAGCAGCCGCCCACGAGGGCGTGGAGCTTGGAGCCATCGGCCTTGGTGCGGGTAGCCGTTGAGAGAAGGTGCGAGTGGCCACAGATGCAGGAGGAGTGCTGGGACTTGAGCAGGTTATTGGCGTGGTGTTCGCCACCCTGGGGCCTGCCCATGACGCCTGAGACGAAGTAGTGCTGGAAGATGGCGCCGTAGATGTTGGCGGGTTGCAGGAACTTGTGGAAATTAATTTGACGGAGGACTTGTAAGTCCTGATGAGTTGCTGGACTGTCTTGGGAAAGCCTGACGTCAGGAGGCGATTGTCGGAGGCCATCCACTTGTTGTAGCGATCTTCGTGGTTGCCTTCGATGAACTCGATGTCTGTGCTTCCCCAGGCGTGGGCAATGGATACGATCTTGTCGAGGGCATAGAAGCCAGCCTCGATGTCCTTTTCAAGGGAACGGTGGTACCAGTGCGGGGAGTTCATGTCATGGGTGCAGAGCGACTCGAAGTCCCACAGGTCACCAATGTGAACTACCTTGTCAAGGGTAAGGGCTCGTTCGTCCAGATAATCCGAGAGGCGGTCGAAGCGATCCAGTGAGTCGCCCGGCATGGCGTGCGTATCAGGGATCAGCAGGACAGTGCGAGGCTGAAACTTAGTCGCCATTGGCCAGGGCCTTTGTGTTGTCGGTGATGAACTCGTTGGTGTAGCCAGCGAGGGGCCGGTCGTCCTGCAACCAGGGTCCGCTGTCAGCGTCCAGAAGAATGCAGAGGTTGGCAGCGGCGTGAGCTAGGTGGGAGAGGCCCGTCTCGGGGTCGTTGTTCTGACCGTCCCACCAAGCCATCAGGTGGCGCATCGCTGCGTCGTAATAGGTGGAAGAGGAGACCGGGTCCTTGCGCCAATTCAGCGGGCCATACTTGGCGGCGCCGATTGCCATGACCTGACCGACGGCGAGGAGCGGAAGGGCGGGCACCTTACTGAGGCCGGGCTTGGCTAGGCCGTATTGGGTCTTGGGGTTGGCGTCCATCACAGTCCCCAGATGAAAGCGAGGATGGAGACCAGTACGCTGATAGCCGAAATAGACATGGCTGCCGCGCCTACATAGTCGATCCAACTGAACTCGCGGTCACGGTGGTCTACGTATTGGGCAGCGACTACGGCAATGACGGCAGCCAAGATGGTAACGGTGCAAGCGATTTGGGTGAGGATCATGTTAGACTCCTGTTGAGCCGAGACCAGAGGCCCCGCGTTCTGTGGTTGTGAGGTCGTCGATTTCCACAACCTCTAGTTGGGGGAGGGGCAGGACCATGAGCTGGGCGATACGCATGCCCGGTTCGATCATGAAGATGTCTTCGGATGGCCACTGCGGGGAGAAGGGATGGCGGGCCAAAATGATCTTGATTTCGCCACGATAGTCTTCGTCGATCACGCCGGGTGCGTTCAGGACTTGGAGGCCGTGGTTGTGGGCAAGGCCAGAGCGGGAACAGACTAGGCCGACATGGCCAGGGGGAAGCTCGATGGCGATGCCAGTACCAATGGTGCGGCGGGTCCGCATGTCGTCAACCCATGCACGCTCGTTGGCGTAGAGGTCGAAGCAGGCAGCCCCAGCAGTGGCGCGAGTAGGAAGGATTGCGGTGCTGACGAGGCGCTTGAACTTTAGAGTCCTAACCATTGGCATTCCTTATACTTGGTGCGAGGTATCTCGTCAAGCTTATATATACTAAATGGTTTCTTATGGGAAGAAGTTTTTGCGTTTTTGTAGACTTGTAAATAAGAAAGTGTGGCACCTGGGTACATGGCTTGGACGATGGGTCCATAGAACTCTAGGAGTTTCTTTCGGGCAGGACGCATCCAAGTTAATTTGATTTCGACTATACAGACATGATCGTCCGCCAACCATAACAAGGCATCGGGTTGGCAGACGCCACTTCGCTTTGGTGTTTTGTAGTGTAGCCATGGTGATACTTCGACGCGAGGGTACAAGGCAACGAGGCGCTTGTGGACCGCACGCTCGAAGGAGATGCCCGCCTGCTGTGCTTTAGTGCGTTTCTGCTTGGGGAACTGTGGTACGTAGTCTGCGTAACGAGCTACAACAGGCGAGCCTAACTTCATATGCCCCCGTTCTGGAGCTTGTTGAAGAAGGTTGACTCCAAGATTTTGAGGCCGAGGGCGAAGTCGGCAGCGTGAATGGGTGTGGCGAACACGTGGTTCTCGGAGTAGTGAGGGTCGGCCATTTCGGGGTTGGCTACAGCTACGCAGCAAATGAAGTTCTTGACGGTGAGCTTGTTGTCGAGGAGGAACTTGGCGAGTTCAGCAATGGACTGAATGATCTCGGTCTGCTCCTCGGAAAGGTTGTCTGGCATATCCGGCAGCGGCGCTAGCTTGGCGTCGGCTGAGTTGGAGGCCACGATCTTGAAAGGCACGATGTTGTTATTCGACACAGTATCCGCTCCTTGCGTTGTTGGAATGTTGAACTATGTTTGTACGGATGACGTAGATGGTTGTGCCATTGGAAGGGTCGATGGCCTTCTCAAGCCATACCTTCACGATGCAGCCACGCTTACGCCACCAGTTACGAATGTCTGCCATCAGCTTGTAGTTGGCAGCGCGGTCACTCAGGTAGTCATGCCTTGCCATTCGGCCTCCACTTTTTTAGGCCGTCTGGATTCTTGTCACCGGCCTTTCCCCAATTATATCCGACCTCTACATCAAATGGAATTGTTATTTCACGGCTGATGTTTTTGATGTCGGTAATTGCGAAAGGAAAGTTAAGGCACTCAAGAATTTGGGGAAGCAGTTCGTCGGCCTTGTCGATGCGGACCTGACCGAGAACAGCATCATGCAGGTTCAGAAGTATCTGGACGTCAGCGCCGGGCTTACCCTCGAAGCGTTCCCAGATACGGTAGATGCCGACATTCATGAGGACACCCACGCAGTGCTGCGGCACAAAGGCAATAGCTTCGCGGAGCGTAGCGTCATCCCAGCGGCGGGACCAGAAGGTGCGGCGAATGCCGAAGGGTGAAACCAAATAGCCCTTGGTCTGGAGTTGCTTGGCGACCCATGCGTGCCAGTCGCTGATGCCGGGGAACCGCCTGAAGTATTGGGCCTGGAAAGATTCAGCAACGGAAGTCTCGACCTTCATCTGTTGGGCTAGGGTGAAGGGCTTGCCGTAGTAGTTACTTCCGTGCGCGCCCCGCTTCGTGATGTCGCGATATGAGTAGCCACGGTAGTATTCACGTTCAGCAAGCTCGCGGTCTGGCGGGAAACCAAAGACCATGGAAGCAACCATCGTGTGGGAATCGCCGCCTTCTACAGCAGCAATGTAGTTTTCATCGCCGGATAGGTAGGCCACAATTCTAGCTTCAGCACCCTGTTGGTCGGAGTAGAATAGGACGTAGCCAGGGTCGCTAACAAAACAAGTCCGCGCTTCCTTTGGTATATTCTGTAGATTGGACCCGATTCGGAAAGGGTGCTCACTACTAGAAAGTCTGAACGTCTCGGTTCCCGCAATGTTAAAGGCAGCATGGAAGCGATTCGCCGGAGAAAGTTTCTTAGATAGGAACTCAATTTGCTTTTCGAGGTCGCGGATGCGGAGGATGTGGTTGGCGAAGAAGGCACCACGTGGGTATTCACGGGCGATACGTTCGAGGATTTCGCGGTCGGTGCCAACTTTGGTTTCTCCTTTCTTGGACTTGGTTTGCTCGGGGATACCAAGCATTTCATAGAAGAGGACCATGAGCTGGGGCGTGGAGTTGTAGTTGACTGTGGTGCCCCATAGCTTCTCGCAGACGTAGTCGAAGTTGGCTTGGACGACGTCGGCTCGGGCACGCAGGCCAGCTACCAGGGCGTCTCGTCGGGCCGTGTCGATCTGGACGCCGCGCCGCATCATGGTCATGATGGGTCCGAGCATTAGCTCGCTGTAGCGGTAGGTGACCTTGGCCCAGTCAGGAAGAAGGCCCTCGTCGTAGATTTCTTTGAGGGCCATCGTCTGCATAGTGTCAAGGGAATTGTAGATGATCTCCTGATTCTCAGGAGTTGGGGTCAAATCCGTCAAGGTCCGCATGCGTATCTCCTTTGAGGAACACATTTCGCATACGCGATAGGATGTGGAGTGTCAAGGGTGGCCCTTCGTAGGACTTGGCAAATCGTCGCACGCGAGAGGGGTCAAGGTCAGCAGCCAGACAAACTTCATCGAAGTTCTGTGCGGTGGTACCAAACTCAGCGGTGAGCCACGCATGGGCCTGCCGCTTATTTATGTGGGCTGCCGGGGTCTTAGGTTCAGAGGTGGCGTCTATGAGTGCTTGGATAATTACGCTTGCCCATAGACGCCTAATGCCAGCGTCTTCTTCAGCCATACTGTCGGTAGTTGTTATTAAGTACCGACACCTTCTTCTTCAGCTTCAGCGTTAGCTTTGGCGCGTTCTTCCATTTGCTCTTGATCGCGGGTCGAGTAGATGTCTGAGGTCACCCACAAATAAAAGTGCGGAACCTTGACACCCGCCGCCTTCTCAAGACCCTCATGGAGTTCACGAGTGTTGCCATTGTCGGTTGCGTTTCGCACCCATTCCCGAAGAACTTTATCCATTTGGTAGAGGTGGTTGGCTGTGACATCTTTGTTGTCGTCAAAGCTAACCCGAAAAGATACTGCAACTTCCACTTTTGGTCTCCCGTGGGCAGGTCTCAGTCGAGGGAGCCTGCCTTGTTAAAGTCTTTTTTGGCCTTGGTTCGAAGGTGCTTCCACGCTCGGGTCGGAATGTGGAGCGAGGCCAGGAAGCCAAGACTTTTTTCCCATTCCGGTTGCCATGCGTGGTGCCGAAGCATCGTGTCGAAGATATGGCCTTTAGGTCTTATGCCATAAGTGTCGAGATATGTCAAGTCATAAGTTGCATTGTGGAATCCCCAGGCTAGGTCGGAGCGCTGGGCCAGGAACCAAAGCCATAGCCAGATGTCACGCTCGTCTTGCTCGGACCAGATCGACTTGAAGGTGCGGTCCTCTAGGTGGACGTAGAGGCAACGGTCTGAGGAGGTAGCCAGGGAGAACTCGGTGATGCGGCAAGACTTGTTGGTCTCGACGTCGAAGACAATCTCGTTGCCGATGTAGCGGGTCGAGAACTCGTAGAGGTCGGCAATGGTGTCGGGCAGGTGGATGGTACGGGGTCGGTCGCTGTAGCGTATCTGGACTTTACGCATAGCCGAGACTACGACGGGACGCTCAGCCCAGGCAGTGCGGGAGTAGAGAGTGGGCGAGTAAGTAGGCACCACCTGAAGGCCGGGCACATGGGGACTGTCGAGGTGGGTGCCCCGGAAGGTGTCCAGCTTGGTCTCGCCCGTCAGGCAGTACATGGCATGGGGTCCCATGGTCAGGGCCATGTCATAGCCTTGAAGGTCGATGCACAGCTTGGCTTGGTCGGCTGCTGCTAGCTGAGTAAGCTGGCCGCCTACCTTACCGTCGACGAATAGCGTGGGCCACTTGGCAGTGTAGGCACGGTGCGCTACGTGGACACTGTAGGGAAGCAGCCCGGTTGC